CACGGTCACCGCGCAGGACCAAGCCAATATCGATCTCTATGGACTGCGTCAGAAGAACGCGATCCAGATGCATATGATCACCCTGGCTGCGGTGGCGCAGCAGGTAGCGCAGTTCCAGGTGCAGCGGTCGTGTTACGTTCGCAATCAGTACACCTTCACGCTGGGCTGGCGCCACTGTCTGTTAGAGCCGATGGACGTGGTGACGATCAATGATGCGTGGCTTGGGCTGAGCTCCTATCCAGTGCGGATTATTGAGGTTGACGAGGATGAATCGGGCCAACTGAAGGTCACTGCTGAGGATTTTCCCGATCAGGTGTCTACGCCGTCACTCAACCAGGTGGCTGCGGCCACACGATATGCGGCGAACTACAACGTCGACCCGGGGCCGATCAATACCCCGGTGATATTTGACGCGCCGGGCATTCTCACCGCGTCAGGGTACGAAATCTGGGCCGCCATTTCTGGCGGCTCACTTTTTGGTGGCGCTGGGGTGTGGGTGTCTGAGGATGGCAACACCTATGTCAATGTTGGAGCGATCAACGGTGGCGCGCGCTATGGCGCGCTGTCGGCGGCATTGCCTGTTGGTGCTGACCCAGATACTACCGACACCGCGGCGGTCAACCTGTCGGTCAGTGGCGGCACGATGCTTTCTGGCACGCTGGCGGATGCGAACGCCTACAACACTTTGTGCCTTATTGATGGTGAACTGATCAGTTATGAAACCGCCGCGCTGACGGCGGCCAATCAGTACAACCTGACGTATCTACGGCGCGGCGTCTATGGCACTCCGAATGCGGCGCATGCCAGCGGCGCGCCGTTCACGCGGCTGGACCAGGCAATTTTCAAGTACGCCTATAACCCCGCGCTGCTCGGCAAGTCGATCTACCTCAAGTTCACCGCCTTCAATCTGTATGGCGGTGGAGAAGAGAGTCTGGCCAACAGCGTGGCGTACACGCATGTGATCGGCGGCAGCATTTCGAAGCCCTCAAACATCACCGGGTTTATGGCCAGCCAGAATGGCAACGTGGTGGTGATGCAGTGGAACCTGCCGACAGATCCAAACATTGCCGGCTATGAAATCCGCTACACCACCCAAGGTGACACGACTTGGTCGCACGGCACGCCAATTAGCCAGGTGACGGCGGGCACTCAGATCACCACCGCCAAGCTGGCACCTGGTAACTGGACGCTGTTGATGTGCGCTCAGGATAACTCTGGCGTTTATTCCGCCAGTCCTGCCGCCTACAACATCACGATGCTGAACGTGAACACTCTGCTGTATACGCAGCAGCAGGCGCCGGACTGGACTGCCGGAACGCTGACCAACTTCGTGCATCACTGGTCTGGCGTTCTGGCACCTCAGTGCCAGGGAGTAGCGGCAAATGACGGCTGGAGCACCTTTGACCAGTACGCGAACAATCCTTACCCGACATGCACCTATCAATCTCCCCAGATTGACCTGGGCATCGATGCATCGGTGCGCTTGCACGGGGAAATCGCCTCAATCCTCGGGCCCGGCGCGCCAGGAATTGCGGCGCCAGCGTTGCAGATGCAAAGCCGGTTGTCTGCCGGGACGTATCAGGGGTTCCAGCCGTGGACGATTGGCACACAGACTTGCCGGTACGTGCAGATGGAATTTTTGTTGAACACGGCTGTTGGTCTGCCGGTGATTCAGGGGTTCACGCCTTCGGTTGATGGCCAGCCATTCACCCAGTCTGGGCAGGCGGTCATCCCGGCCGGAGGCGCAACGATCACCTTCCCACTGCCATATCACCCAAGCACCATACCCATCCCACAGGTCACTGCAGTTGGTGGTTCTGGACTGGTGGCGACGGTATCAGCATCGAGCGCCACCAGCATGACGGTGCATGTTTTCAATACCAGCAATGTGGACGTCGGCGGGACGGTTAACTGGACCGTAAACGGAGAATAGAGCATGACTGTAGCAACTTTTTCACAGACCAACTTCACGTCCCAGGATTCGACTTCCTACAAGGCGTCGATCGACGGTGATTTCTCGGTGCTGGCGCGCGCGGGGCAAGCGTTTGCCCCGCATGCCGCAGCAACCCCGAGTATGACCGTGCAGGTGGATCCTGGTTATGTCTTCGACGGTTTCACTGCCACGGCGACAGCCCTGCAAACATCCGGAGCAATCACCGGCCCGGTGTCGAACCCTCGGATCGACCTGGTCACCTGCAACATCAGCACCGGGGCCATGTCTGTCGTGACGGGTGCTGAAGCGGCAAGCCCGGTACCTCCAGCTATTCCGCTCGGCACTTTCCCTGTGGCGCAGGTTGCGCTTGCGATTGGCGTGTCGGCGATTACCAATAGCATGGTCACCGATGTGCGGAATGTTATTACGCCGCCTGAGCGCGTGAGTGCGCGGTCCTTGTCATCTGCGTCATCCACGCAGCAATCAGACCTTGGCAAGGCCATTGAACTTAGCGGGACGTTCGCTCTGACTTTATCAACCGTCGTTGGCTCTGGTTGGTGGGCGATGCTGAAGAATACAGGCGCCGGCACGATAACGCTGTCACCACAGACCGGGACGGTTGATGGCCTGGCCACGCTGTCGCTACAGGCTGGCCAGGGCATTCTGATCCATTACGACGGTTCGGGCTTTTACTCTTATGGGCTTGGGGGAAGCGGTAACCCAGCGGGCACAATCCTCCCCAGCGCATGCTCGTCGGCCCCAGCGGGTTACTTGCTCTGCAATGGCGCGCTTATCTCGCGCACTACCTACGCGACACTGTTCGCTGCTATTGGAACTGCTTACGGCGCCGGTGACGGCAGTACGACCTTTGGTATTCCTGACGGGCGCGGCGTTGTGCTGCGCGGGCTTGATGGCGGACGTGGGCTGGATACGGGGCGAGTTCTTGGCAGCTATCAAGCTGATGCAATCGCCTCGCACACAGTGGCCATCTCAGACCCTGGACACTCACACACGGCGACGCAGCCCGTAGGCTCGGGTGGGGGTGCAGGCTCGGCTGGTCTATCACCCGTCGTCAAGGCAACAGGCACTTCAACCACCGGCATCACCGCCGGATAAACAGGCGCAGCAGAAACCATCATGAAGAACTTGTCCGTCAACTTCATCATCAAGTATTGAGAAAATAAAATGGACATCACCGTATACCAGTGCGACCAGAGTGGCGTTTACCTCGGGCAAACCACCGCGCCGGAATCCCCCCTAGAACCGGACGTTTATCTGATCCCGGCTGGGGCTGTGGAAACGGCTCCCCCCGCAGTCCCCCCAGGGCAATGCGCTGTCTGGTCATCGACAACTGAAAGCTGGAGCCTGCAGCCAATTCCGACGCCTGAGGCACCCGTCATCCCGACACCGACATTCGCGCAACAAGTCGCTGCGCTTGAGGTCGCTGTTCAGGCTTGGCTCGATACAACGGCGCAGGGCAACGGGTACGCGGATATGGCCTCTTGCATCACCTATATAAACTCGGGTGTTGCGCAGTGGGCGGCTGACGCTAAAGCGGCTATTGCCTGGCGTGATGCAGTCTGGCAAGCGTGCTACAGCCAATTCACCGCCGCCCAGGGCGCGCCGCTGCCTGCCGTCCCCACATCTACCGCGCTGATCGCCGCTCTGCCGCAACCCGCGACGTTTGGCTGGACAGTGCACGCCGCTGGAGTCTAAGCCATGAAATACCTCAAACGCTTTCTGTTGAACCTCCTGATCATTCTGGACGAGCTTGGCAATACGTTGACACTCGGCAGCCCGGAAGAAACCATCAGCAGCCGCGCGGCCAAGGCCCGCAATGCTGGTAAGCGCTGGGGTTGCGTGTTGTGTCGCTTCCTCGATTGGATCCAGCCACACCACTGCGACAACGCGCTGGAAGATCAAGCCGCTGGTGTTGATGCTGTTATTCCTGACGACGATACCAACCGAGCTACCCACAAAACCGGCGTACCCGGCAAACACCTAAACCCCGCTCAGTGGCGGGGTTGATTATTTCCAAGGGGGAGAAATGTCAGAGAGCCAGGAGGTGATCGTGGGCAGGCTGGATGAGCGCATGGTCGGCATGCAAAAGGAGATGTCGCAGCTTGTCGATTCC